AGCAATGATTCATTATGACAAGTGTATCAAACATGGTCACGAAGGTACAGTAGTCAAAAATATGAATGCTGTGTGGCAACCAAAAAGAACAAAAGATTGTGGAAAATGTAAAGCGGAAGAAGATTGTTCTTTAAAAGTCGTCAATATTATTGAAGGATCTGGCAAATATTCCGGTATGTTGGGCGCGTTTGAATGCTCAGACGATAATAATACTTTACAAGTGAATGTTGGATCTGGGTTTTCTGATGAAGAACGTCGACAATTTTATGATAAAAAATATATAGGTTCATATATAGATGTTCTTTATAATCAAATCATTTTTGATAAAAAAACTGGAATTAAATCGCTCTTTCTTCCAAGATATTTAAAACTTAGACTCGACAAACATTGTTCTGATTCATTTTAAATTTATAATTATTTCTTGATAGAAATGAAGATTGGTTACGCTTTATAAATTTCGATAAATCAATTTGCTCATATTGTAGTCTTTTTGATAATAAATGCTCACTTATGTGTAATTTAGCACAAGTATCTTTTTTGGATAATTCAAATAAAACAATCATGTCGACAGCAAGCATAATATCAAATGTCATTATTTTTGATGTAACATAAATTCCATTTTTATATGAAGAATTTTTCTTTTTCAATAAAGTTTCTGCTGACGGTTTTCTACCAAGATTGATTAATCTCAATTTATTTTTATGTTCATCTGATTTTGGAACGCCTTTGTTTTTATTTGTTTTTGGATAAGCATTTTTCAAATTATTTGTATGTTGTTGTGATCTTGGTGGTTTTTTCTTTCCTGTCAATTTAGAAGATATAAGAATTTTCGATTTTTCATTACAATTTAATGGGTCACCAGATGAAAAATGTTTGTTATAATATAAAAAGTCTTGTCTTTCGATTTCAGTGTCAAATCTAATTCTAAAATTATTAAAAGCCGCATATTTTCTAAATTCGTTTGGTTTTTTAGGAGTTAAATGAGATACATTTAAAACGTCACCGGTAGTTTTTATTAAATTTTCCGTTAATCCGAAAGCATTCGTATTGTGTGGTAATCTTGAAAAAGAATTATGTATTGTTTTGTTATCCTTTGTGATATAATTACCATTTAATAAATTCTTATTTCCCCACCATTCTCTAATTAATCCTTGTTCATATAAAAACGCATCCATTGCTCGTGATTTCCATTCACCAAAAGGAAATTCAGCAACAATGATCCAAATGAAATTTTCAAATCCTATAGTTTTTATCTTTTTACTAGATGTTTTATATATTTTTAAGTCCAAATGAGATGGCATCTTAATATTTTTTCCGAATCTAGCTCCGATATAAAAATCGTTTGTATTTGGATTAATGCCAACATAAACATAAGGATGAATTTGTTCTGATGTATAAATATTCATACCTGAATCTCCTGGTTAAATTTATAGATTTAGTGCTCCTGCGGACGGCAATCCGGCGAGGAGCTCTTTTTATTTGACACATATATTTATGTTAATTATAATATCAATACTTGATAATTTTGAGGAATTAAAATAATGTCTCGTTATGAATCAAAAGATGTAATTTATGATCTTATTAAAATGAAGGATTCAATCAATCGTATTAGAAGTGACGCTATTAAAAATGAATGAATCTGTATTTTTAAATAAATGCGATCCATTAAATATAAATGGATGTTTAGTATACAAATTGTGAAAAAAATATGAAACACATATATGAACTCGGTGATTGTTTTGAATTGATATTAAAAATACCAAATGATAGCATTGATATGTGTTTAACTGATCCACCATATTTTTTAGATTCCTTAGATGACAAATGGAATGATCAAAAAATTGAACAAAGAAAAAAAACAAATGCTAAAACAAAACCAGTGATTTCATCTCTTCCTAAAGGAATGAAATTTGATCCATCTCAGGGAATTAGATTTCAAGAATTTATGGGAAAAATATCTAAAGAAGTTTTTAGAGTGTTAAAACCTGGTGGATTTTTTATTTCATTCAGTCAAGCAAGATTGTATCATAGAATGACTGTTGCTGTTGAAGACGTCGGATTTGAAATTCGAGATATGATAGGATGGACATATAAAGGTCAACCAAAGGCATTTAGTCAAAATCACATTATTGATAAACAAAAAACATTATCTGATCGTGAAAAGGAATTATTGAAAATAGAATTGCATGGTTGGAAAACTCCTCAATTAAAACCTTGTATTGAACCAATGTGTTTAGCTCAAAAACCGACAGAAGGAAAATACATTGATAATTGGATGAAATATCAAATTGGATTGATGAATTCGTCTATTAAATTTGATGGAGAATTTCCAGGTAATATAATGTATGTTTCAAAACCGTCAAAATTAGAAAGGGGAAATGAAAATAATCATATATCAGTTAAACCAATTAAACTTATAACTCATTTAATAGAACTTTATACGTTACCTGGGGCAGTTATTTTAGATCCATTTTTAGGATCAGGAACTACTTTGATTGCAGCAGAAAAAACAAAAAGACAATGTATAGGATTTGAAATAAATGACAATTATTTTAAAATAATAGAATCTAGAATTTCTAATTTGAATTGTTTAGACACTTTTTGTGAAAAATAAAATGAAAGCACCTATTATGGAATTATGGTTTATGAAATGGGTCAAACGAATTGAATCGTAGATATACAAAATATCTTTGGAACAAATATCCGAAGATCTTCAAAGGAAGATTTCTTCCTATTACTCAAAATCTAATGAAATTTGGTTTTGAACATGGAGACGGATGGTTTCACATCATCAACAATCTTTGTTTTCAAATTCAACAACACATTGATTGGTCGCGCAGAAACCGCGCAATAACGATACAATTCAATCGTGCGCTTAAGCGATGGGTCGATAATGGCGATGATCGTGGATTGATTTGGTATTTTACTATTGGTGATGTTGTGAATACTCGACACATTGAACGAGTCAAGAAAACACCAAAATATCGTGAAGTGTCAGAAGTCTGTTATCAAGTAGTTGCAGTTCAAGTAAAAGAGAAATATGGAACACTTAGATTTTATACTAATGGCGGCGACGAGTTTACTGACGGTTTGATCAGGATGGCAGAAGCAATGTCATCTGAAACTTGCGAGGTGTGTGGTGATAAAGGAAAACTTAATCGTGATGGGTGGATATCGTGTCGTTGTCAAAAACACAGAAACGAATAATTCATTTTGAGGACTTTAGGGAAGAAATATCAAGACTAAATGCCGAATTGAAAATTAATAAAGAACTGAATAGAATCCTAATTGAGGAAATAGAAGAATATAGAATAGGCAATCGTCTATTGATTGACGAATTGCAACTGATAAAGGAACAATAATTTGAGATTTTACACTCACGTTAGTCGGTATGGCCGTAAAATACTTTATAGAGGCTATAACAATAGTTCTCCTGTATTGATGCGGGACGAGTTCAAACCTACACTTTATGTAAATTCAAAGCAGAAATCAGATTGGAAATCTTTGTATGGTGTTGATCTGTCACCAATAGTGTTTAGTGATATGAAGGATGCTACGGATTTTGTAAAGCAATATGATGATGTTGCTGGATTTGAAGTTCATGGTATGACAGATTATCAATATCAATACATCAATGAAAATTTCAATGGTGATATTGAATACGATATTGATAAAATGAAGATTGTGTTCTTGGATATTGAAGTTGTCGGTGACGAAGGCGGATTTCCCGATATTCAATCTGCATCCACACCCATCGTTCTGATTGCTGTAAATGATAAAGCATCAAACAAAACAGTAGTTTTCGGATTCAAATCTCATACTAAATCAAAGGGTAATTACGAATATCGGATATATAAAGACGAAGCAACAATGCTTCGAGCTTTTATTGAATATTGGCAACAGAATTGCCCAGACATTGTATCAGGATGGAATTCGGATCAATTCGACTTTCCATATTTGATCAATCGTATCACTAGATTGTTAGATGAAGATTATGCTAAAAGATTGTCGCCATTTGGGATGATCAAAGAACGAATGATTGAGATTCGTGGTAAAGAAGTTCAGACATATGAGATTGTAGGTATTACACAACTTGATTATCTCGACGCCTATAAGAAATTTGGAACATACAGCGCTAAAGAATCCTATGCTTTGGGGTTTATTGCCAATTTGGAACTTGGTGAATCTAAACACGAAATAGTTGGCGCAAAATCATTCAATGATGGTTATCATTCCTACTACGATGAATTCGTCTTCTATAATGCACTGGATGCAGAGTTGGTCCATCGTATTGATGATAAAATGAAACTGCTTGATCTTATCATTTCAGTGTCATATCTTGTCAAATGTAATTTTAGAGATGTATTCGGCCCGGTGAAAACTTGGGATGTATTCATTTATAACCATCTTGCGAAAAAACAAATTGCAGTACCGCCAAAAACGAAAAAGCTCACTGGTGATCTTGAGGGTGCTTGGGTGAAGGATGTTATTCCCGGTATGTATGGATGGGGAATGTCATTTGATGCCGCAAGCCTTTATCCGACCATCATTAGACAATGGAATTTGTCGCCAGAAACTCTAGTGAAAGAACATCAGGAACAAATTCGAGTAAAAAATGTAGTTGATTGTTCCGGCTGTTTGTCACAGTATGCTATCGACAACAATTACACTATTGCTGCCAATGGTTCAATGTATCGTAAAGACAAAAAAGGCATTGTGCCAGAATTGATGGAATTCTTGATGGTTGGTAGAAAAACAGCAAAAAAGGAAATGTTGAAATTAGAACAAGAATACCAATCGACTAAAAACGAAACATTACGACCGAAAATATCAGCATTGAATAATCGTCAAATGGCATTGAAGATTCTTGCCAATGCTGGATTCGGAGCGCTCTCAAATGCCGGATTTAGATATTTTGATTTGCGTATTGGCGAAGCAATCACTCTCACTGGTCAAGCTTGTGATAAACATCTCGAAAAAGAAATAAATGATTATTTGAATGGTATATTGAAAACAGATAATATCGATTTTGTTACTGCTGGAGATACTGATTCCTTGCTTATCAATTTTCAGCCACTAGTCGATAAATTATGTCCAAATGAATCTATTGAAAAAACGACTAGATTTCTAGACAAAGTTGGATTGAAAATTCAACAAACAGTCATCAAAAAATCAATTGAACACATTTACAAATTGTGTAATTGTTTTGATTTTTTGATGGATTATAAACGAGAAGCAATTTATTCAAAGGCAATTTGGACTGCTCGTAAACGATATGCTCTAATGGTTCATAATTCTGAAGGTGTAGATTACAAACCATACAAACTAAAAATTATGGGTCTCGATATTATCAAATCTTCAACACCACAAACGATTAGAAAATTATTGAAAGAATCTTTAGTTGTCATTTTTGAACAAGGTGAGTTGCCATTACGCAAATATGTTGAAAATTGTAAATCAAAAATTATGAAAATGACGCCGGACGAACTGGCATTTCCTCGTGGTGTGTCGGAAATTGACAAATGGTTTGATGGTAAAACATACAAAAAAGGAACTCCAATCCATGTTCGCGGATCAATTCTATTCAATCTGCGAATCAAAGACACTAAACTTATCCAATTCGCAAATGAGATGTCATTGGATTCAATTCATAATGGCGACAAGGTGAAATTCATTTATTTGTTATTGCCAAATCCAATCAAAGAAGATGTCATAAGTTTTCCGTCAAATATTGAATTGCCTGAATGGTTTGGATTACACAAATATATTGATTATGATACAATGTTTGAAAAAACATTTATCGCCCCACTGAAAGGAATTACTGATGCGATTGGCTTCAAACTTGAGGAGGAGAGTTCATTGGAGGGATTTTTTGGATGAGAGATAAACTTATAGAAAACGCACTATATGAAATGGCGTTGAGTGCTGGTGATGGATCTGAATTGTCATATTTAGATAGTCACGTATATCGTCAAAAGATGTATCAAGAACATAAATCTGACGAGCACGTTAGTCATAACATCTATAGGAAACCAAATGATGATCATACTGAATATACGACTTTAGATCACTCAACAGAAGAAGCGACTCACCATTCATATATCAAGCATCGTAAATCTGGTTATAGAAATATAC